GAGGAAATGACAGACAGCCTCTCCCTGGAGGCGCTGGAGTGGTGGCCGCTGATTGAGACGGCTGAGTCCGAGGTAATGCGCATCGAGCAGGAACAGCAGGCGCGGCTGGCGAGAAGGGCGCAACGCTGATGGATGCTTCAGAACTGCCTGGTTACCTGGCTGAGATTTCCGGCAGGGTAAGCAGCGCGGCGAAGCCAGTTGTCATGGCGATGGCTGAACGCTATGAGAGGGAAGTCAAGAGGAACCTCAGTAAGACCAGTCACCCTAGATTCACGAGGACGCCGTCTCCGCCAGGAGGCTTCCCGTCCCTCATGACCGGCCGCCTGCGCCGGTCAGTTCTTGCTGCCGGTCCTTATGGCGGCGGCGGTATCGCCATGGCTGAGGTTGCACCGCACACCATCTACGCAGGAGTGCAGGAGTACGGGCACACGATGCACGGCCGGCCGCTGATGCACTTCTACAACATGGGCCGCTGGTGGAGCCTGGAGACGGTGCACGTCCCGTCGAGACCGTACATGCGCCCGACTACTGCTGAGCTGGTGGCAAGCGGTTCCCTGACGGTTGAGGCGGAAGCGGCGTTCGAGGTGTACGTGTGGCACCACTGACGCACTCCATGCCGAAGTAGCAGCAGGTGTCACAGTCCGGGTCATGGCGTGCGTGATCCCGTCCCCACGCGCGCCAGAACAACTCCGGCGGAATGTCGTCGTCGTCGTGAAAGTCCCAGTCGTCCACTGACTCAGCGTAGCAGGGGGGTGCGTCGTTGCCTGAACTCGAAGAAGTAACTCAGAGATTCGAGGCAGACGTACGTCCCTACATCCGCGCGCTCGAAGAGGCGATGGCAGTCGCCAGGCAGTTCGCGGACATGCAGAAGGATGCAGCCGGGTCCACCGGATTCCTGGATCAGGCACTGCGGGAGCTGCGGGACATCTCTGCTGACGCGATGCAGCAGACGACCCTGCTTGGCGAGGCCACGGACGCGCTGAAGTCCATCCAGCGGGACGCAGCAGACTCCTCGCTGGACCTGATGATGCACACCCAGCTCCTGGCTGAGGGCTTTGACCACCTGGACCGGCAGCTCAGTGAGACTAACTTCCTGCTGGCTAGCATCGCCGGGTCGTCTGCTCTCGCCGCAGGAGGAATACGCTCGCTGCACGATGCTACCCGTGACGCTAACGGCGGAGTGAGAGTGCTGGCTGGCGGATTCGGGATTCTGGGCTTTGCGCTGCGGAACTGGCACTGGGTCCTGATGGGGACCAGCGAGTTCCTGGCCGTCGCGCTGCCTGCCGCAATAGCCCTGTCCCTGGGTGCCTTCGTCATGTACCAGGGCGTTGTCGAGCAAGTGACCCGCCGGCTCAGTGCGCTCTACACGGCGACGGAATCTACCGGGAACATGCTCGGCAAGACGACGGGTGATGTCCTCGGCATAGGTCATGCTTTCCAGACCGCCCAGGACATGGCCAATCCCATTGCCTGGAGCCTGCTCGGCGACTACTTGCATGTGGCTGGAGTGCATGCAGGGTTCTTCGCGCAGATGGGCTACAAAGTCGCGCAGATGCTCAATGAGTTCGGCGCGCGTGTCTCGGTTGATCTTGTCAAGGGCATGGATCAGTTCAAGGGACTGATGAGCGCCGGTGACAGGGATCTTCAGTTGTTCGGTCAGGTCCTGGGCAACATCGGACATGCGCTGCTTAACTTCGCGTCCAAGATGCCGGGACTTGCCGAGGTCCTGCTCCGGATACTAGAGATCATCTCGAGGGTGGCACTGGTGATCTCCGAGATGCCGGGCTGGTTCATCACAACGGTCATGGTCTTCGAGGAGATGTACCGCTGGGGCGGACTGCTAGCCAGTGGTTTCGAGAAGCTCGGGTTCGCGGCGGTTGCCACCAGGATCAGGCTGGTCTCCATGATCGGCCCGGCCATTCTCGGGGCGATCCGGGACATGGTGGCGTGGATCGGAGCACTAGGCGGAGCCTTCGTCGCGGCCACCGTCGAGGAAGGGTTCCTGGCAGGTGCCATGACTGCCCTGCGGATTGCCATGTTCAACCTCAAGGTCGCGTGGTACGAGCTCGACGCGGCGATGGGTCCTGCTGGCTGGGCCCTGCTGGCTATCGGCGTCCTTGCCTCCCTTGTCATCGCGTTCCACTCTGCAGGCGATGCTGCCAAGGCGTTCGGGCAGAACCTGGAGAAGGGCATTGCCTCCTCCAGTAACGTCAACTCGCTGCACACCATCGCGGACTCTATCGGCGCGGTGAACCAGAAGCTTGCGCAGACGCCGCACTACGCTGAGGAAACCGGCGTTGCGTTCCGGTACACCGGTGACTCGGTCAAGTACACCAGTCAGTCGTACCAGGAGCTGAGCAATACTCAGCAGAAGATGATCGGGCAGTTCAATAACGTCGTGTCCGGCGCGGACAAGATAGCTCACGCCACCGGGCTGAACCTGGCGCAGTCGCTGGCGCTGGCTGATGTCGCAGGCGTGAAGCTGGCGAACACCGAGGTTACCCTCGGCAAGAACGCGAACATCGCCGGCCAGCAGATCCAGGGCCTGTACGAGGGTTACACCAGGATGGATCAGGTCGGCGGCACCCTCGGTACCGACATGAACGCGCTGGCTATTCAGTCTGGCCTCGCGGGGACTAAGGTCTCGCAGCTTAACCAGGCTCTTGACCAGTTCGTGCAGAACGGCACATCGGTAACGCAGAGTTTCTCCACCTTCATTACCGATGTCAAGGAGATGGGCAACCAGGGGACGCAGGCAGGACAGCGGTTCAGGATCTTCTCGGGACAGGTAACAGCGTCAACCGAGACGGTCGCCAGGCAACTGGAATCGTTCTCCGGCAGGGGCGCTCAGGCGTGGCAGAACTACGACTCTGCCATTAACCAGGCGCAGACCTTCACTGACGCGCTGCGCACCTCCGAGGCGTACGCAGGCACCACGCAGAACCAGTTCACGGGCGCCATCGCGCACACGGTGGCTGCACTGCTGCCATTCGCCAAGCACAGCCAGACCGCACGGGATGAGCTCTCGATGCTGGCACAAGAGGCTGGCGGTCCCGCCAATGCCAGCTTCAAGCAGCTCAAGGAGTGGGTTGACAAGAACAACGTCTCTAACCACGACTTCAACAAGATCGTGGAGAAGATGACCGGGGACATGACTGATGCCGGGAAGGCGGCTGCGGACTTCGCCTCGACGCTCCAGCAGCAACTGCAGCAGAAGCTGGCCGACGCACTGCTGGCGAGCCAGAACCTGAACGGGGCCGTGCAGCAGTTCCAGAACGCCGTCCAGAAAGGCGGCGGCACGATCAGCTCCAACTCGCCTGCCTACAAGCACCTGTACGACATGCTGACCGCTGCCGGACTGTCAGCCAAGCAGGCGAAGACTGAGCTGATCCTGCTGCAGAACGAGATCAACGCCATGCATGGCAAGAAGATCCAGATCACCACGCAATACAGCGTCATTGGCTCGCCAACACTCCCGCAGGGAACCGGAGGCCCGCCAGGCAAGCCGATGCCGTTCCACGGTGCCACGGTCGGTTTCGACAGCGGCGGCATGGTCGGTGGTCCCATGGGCATGGACCGGGTGCCTGCGTGGCTCACGATGGGGGAGGCGGTGCTCAACACCTCGGCCGTAGCTGCACTAGGCGGAGCGCCAGGAATCCACGCGCTGAACATGTCCCCCGGCAACGCCATCATGACCGGAAGCAGTGGCGGCGGTCAGGCAATGGCGCTGAACCTTACCGTGCACAGCTACATCGACGGCTCGAAGGTTGCCACGGAACAGCGCCGCAGCACGCTGATCTACAACCGCCGCAACCCGTCCAATAACCTGGCACTGCGAGTCCGCTGATGGCTGGCTCTGTCGTCAACTCCAGCACGAACTTCTACGCCCGCGACCCAGTGGTCTTCCTGAACGATGCCGCGCCGCTGACGCCGCTATCCACCACGGCGGGTAACACCTCACCGAACTGGCTGTTCGCCATCGTGTCATGGCGGCAGGACGCAGGTACTGCAGGACTGCTGCAGTACCCCTCCAGCGTCAGCGTGCGTGACGATGCCGGGAACTTCTGGTTCCCGGTCCGGGTCAACGGCCCGAACTCTGGCGTCATCCGCACTGGCGTCTGGGCGGCGCCGGCTGCCCGCTCGGCTGAGCGGATCTACATCTCGCCGACCGGCTATCAGGCGTCGCTGGCCGCGCTGGTGATCGAGGTCACGGCAGTTGGCCCGTGGTTCACCATCCAGCTTGGTGATTCCTCGCACACCAATCAGGGCACCTCGATCTCGCTGACCGACACTATCCCGTCCAACGTCTTCGCTGTCGGCGCTCTCGCCTGGGATAACAACTCTGCGTCAGTGTCGGTCACCTCGACAGGCTGGACGGGACAGCCTTCCATCACTGCCACCAATGGCACTGATCACTCGGGTGACCTGACGCAGTTCGCCTACGTGATTACGGGCGTCGGCGCAGGTGCGACACTATCTGCTTCCTCGGCGACGACGATGGACTGGTCTGCGGTCATCACCGCCATCTCCGGTGTTACCGACGTTGTGGTCAACCCGTACCCGGTGCACATCGAGAACTGGCCGACGGTCATCACTGAGATTGCCACCGGTCCTGCGCTGAACGCTGACCCGGTGATTGCCAACGGCACGGCGAGCTGGGTCAATGTAGGCACTAGCGGCTCTGTTGCCGCAGCGACATGGCCAGAGTTCAGCCCGATCCCCGTGAACTACGGCACCGCCTTCACGGGCGTGATCAAGTCCACGCCTAACGGTTCGTCGGTGAACAACATCGTTGGCAGCACGCCGGACTTTGCGGTTACGCCTAACCTGCTCTACAACCTGCTCGCCTGGATTTACTCGCCAGGAGGGGGGACGTTCACCGGCGCCCTGCAGTACAAGGACAACAGCCACTCCAACCTGGCGAGCGTATCCACTGGCGGCATTGCCGTCCTGGCGGGTGAGTGGACGGCACTGCAACTGACAAACCCGTCGCAGGCACCCATTGGAGCGGCGTTCGGGCAGCTTCAGGTTAGCGAGGGCGGCACGCCGTCCAGCGGTGCTGTCTGGTACCTGGGGTACGGTGCAGTGTCGCTGGCGGACTCCTATGAGGGTGCTGACGAGGATCAGATTCAGTGGGTGGACATTTCCAGCCGGGTGTTCACGCACGACTCCATCGAGATCGACCGGGGCATCCAGTACGAGCAGCAGGGCCTGGAGGCGTCCACCTGCTCCTTCACTGTCGCCGACAACGACTACCAGTTCATGTACGGTGACCTCACCTCCCCGCTGTTCCCGACCATCGGGGACACCGATGTTCCGGTGCGGATGCGAGCAGTCTGGAGCGGCTCACCTACTCCGTACTACCCGCTGTTCAGCGGCTACACCGACCAGGTTACCTATGGCTGGGATCAGTCCACCTACTACAGCTACGCCAAGATCGGCTGCAGCGATGCGTGGTCGCGGCTGACACAGCAGACCATCGCGTGCATAAGCCAGGAGATCCTGTTTGACAACCCCGGCGCAATGTTCCCCTGCCAGATCTCAGGCGCGAACATCGCGCCGACGACTGCCATACCGCTCCAGCAGACCGCTGGGCCTATTGGCAGCCAGGGCACGGCAGACTTCGGTGGCAGTGGCGTCTCCCTGCCGGGAGCGCCTGATGTCAACTGCTGGCTGCAGTCGGGCATCTCCGGACTTGGCACCGTGGGCCAGGCGCTCACCTGGTTCCCGGCAACAGGCGTGCCTATTTCCGGCGGTTACACAGTGGAGTTCTGGTTTTCGCCTACACAGGTGTCAGCCAGCCAGCCGACAGCGCCGCTGATCTTGTGCGCCGGGTTCAGCGCGCACAATATTGCATGGGTACTGTGGATCGACAATACGAACGGACAGTCTCATTCACAGGCTTACATCTCCGTCTTCGACAAGACGACCAATGCGCAGACCAACACTCAGCTCACGGGGTCAGGCGCTACCACCTTCCTCGGTGCCACCGGGGCGCAGAACAGCTTCCAGGCGGTAGTTACCTTCACCAACTCAACGATCACCGCGCAGATCACGGCAGTTAATACCGGGATTCCGGCGCAGGTTTCCGCCACGCACGCTGCAAACTTCAACACGCTGCTGGCGGGGTTTTCCCTGGGGGGCCTGGCCGGGCCACTGGGCATCTTTGAGTTCACCGGCGGCAACATCTCGACCTCCTCCTATGGCTTCATGAACGTCGCGATCACCCAGATTGCGCTCACCCAGGCGATCACGCCGCAGGCCAGGCTGGCTGACCACTTCGTTTCCGGCCAGAATGCCTTTACTTCCGAGTACGACACCTGGCGGATTGCCAGGATCTGCGGTTACTCAGGATTCACCCCCGTGCTGGCAATGCGCGGTACTGACCTGGTGACAGCCTCAGGCAACGCTGACCTGGACATTGTGACCGGGGCTACTGACACCAACGGCCAGGTGGTGTCCAGCTATATCACCAACATCGCGTCCTCGACCCTGGCGGCATTGTTCGTGGACGGCACAGGCGCGCTCCAGTACCGGCGCAGGCTGGAATGGTATGACCGCCCAGTCGGCGGCTACGTTGCAGGTGAGCAGGATTACCAGGACTTGTCCTTCCCTGGCGTAAACCCGCTTAACACCTCGGCATCGGTCGGGTCATGGACAGCGCAGAACAACGCCACGCTGGCTACTTCATCACAGGCAGCCGCAGGACCATACTTCACCCCGTTCTGCGCGGTGTTCCATGGCGACGGAGTCACCGCGAGCCCGCAGATCGCTGACGGCTCCCTGTCGCTCACGCCAGTTACTCCGGGTCAGTGGTACCAGGCCGGATTCTGGGTCTACAGTCCCCAGGGTTACACCGCCGGCATCAACCTGAACCTGGTGTGGAAGACTTCTGGCGGGGCGACCATCTCGACTGCCACCTCGGGTGCCATCCCGCTGGGAGCTGGCAGCCTGACGTGGGTTCAGAGCCCGATCTCCCTTATCTCTGGCACCAGCCTTTCCGGCCAGGCACCGAATACTGCCGCATGGGCCAACTTCGTTATCGCCGCGAGCGGCACGCCTGCAAGCAACGTCCAGTTCTTCATTGCGGGCGCGAACTTGTCGCTGGTGAACCCGGCTCCGGTGATGGGCCGCGACCTGGCGCTTGCCGAGGCTCCCTACCTCAGCGATGTGACCTTGTCCTCCGACCGTGCCCTGCTGTACAACTACGCCATCCTCACCCAGTACGGCACAAGCACCACCAGCACCTTCTCGTCCACTTCGCTGGTGTTCTCGCCGACCTCCGGCGTCACGGTCCTGATCGTCAACCAGCCGTCGATCAACTTGCGGGGACAGGTGCCGTACTCGGCAACGATCTACGAGAACAACACCGTCCAGTTCTCGCCGTACTTCCTGAACCAGCCATCCATGGAGGACTTCGGCAACTGGATCACCCAGACGCTGGGAGCGCCACTGTTCCGTCCTGACAAGGTAATGTTCCTGACCGCAGCTACGCCGGGGGCCTTGCTGACAGCCCTTGGCTGCAATGTGGGGGACACGTTTACTTTCCGCCGCCGCCACATTTCAGTACCGGAGGTTCAGATACAGACCTACTGCTCCAAGCTGAAGCACTCCATCGACATTGCCGGCGCGAAATGGACTACCGGCACAGAGCTGTCACCATATCCGCAGGGCAGCGTGCTGGCGTGTAACGATGTTATCCACGGCACCCTCAGTGGCGCGAACTTCCTGGGCTGGTAAGGATGACTTCGCCAATCCCGGGCGTAACTTACCCGAATCCGCGAACTTGGTTCAACGGTGACATCATCACCTCGCCGAGACTGCGGGGCGACTTCGGGAACCTGGCTTCCATTTTCGTCGGGGCGCGCCCGATCCTGTCAGCGCAGGACTTCACCAACGAGACCCTGAACGCCAACGCCATTACCCCGCTGACTCCGACGACGGCCAACCTGAACAACTGGAACACCACGTTTGCCAGCAGCGGCACGGCTGCATCGACTTACCCGGTTCCGATGGCTGGATGGTACCTGCTGCAGGTCAGCGGCAACATGAGCACCGGGACGAGCAGCAACGCCAATCGGTGGGGCTTCGGTTTCCGCACCGTCATCAACGGGGCTGGAGCAGCGAACGTGGACGGCGGCATGGCCACCGGAGACGGCAACGCCTCTGGCTTCGTGGGAACATCCGGCGCTGAACTGCAGCAGCTCAGTCCCACCACGACCGACACCGTGACCTGGTATGCCTTTACCAGCCAGACTCCTGGCCCGGTCGGGATCGTTGAGAACCCTGTGATGAGCGCCGAGTGGGTCGGACTGCCGACATCAGGCATCACCAGCTACACGGGTCCCTACGGCACGGTGGTGAACCCGCCTGCGGCGGTGGCAGGCTGGCCACCGACTGCCGGCACGACGCTAACCTCGCCGGCTTCAGCAGGGGCTACCAGCATCGTGGTTGCCGACGCGACAGGCATGGTCGTCGGCGCCCAGCTAGGACTCGACTACTACAACGGCATGCCTTCCACCCTGAATCCCGAGGTGACGGCGATCACCTCCATTGCCGGGCTAACGATTGGCACGGCAGCACTCAGGTACGGTCATGCCAGCGGCGCTAATGTTGCCGTTCCGGTCTCGCAGCAGTTCCTGAACCAGCAGATGCGGGATCTTGTGAACTTCCTCGCCTACCCGCCGATGCTGCGGGTCGGCGTGACCGCCATCCAGTCGATCCCAAGTGGCGGCTTCCCGACCGGAACCCAGATCACCAACCTGTCCACATCAGGCTCCGGCACTGGCGTGGACAACTTCAGCGGGTTCTCCTCGAACGCCTACACCGTCCCTGTCGGGGGCGTCTACTACGTCTACGGGCAGGTCTATTACGCCGGCGCGAACGCGGTCAGCGACTATGCCGCCGGGATAACCATCAACGGTGGTACCACCCAGTGGGGAGTTGTCCAGCGCGCTCCCGCCATTGCCGCCACGCCGCCATTCTGCTCGACGTTCTGCAGGCACATCACGTTCAGCGCGGGTGATGTGGTGAAGTTGTTCGGCTTCCAGAACTCCGGTGGCGCGATGAACACCGTGCACTCCACGGTGCAGAACTCGCGCCTGATCATGATCTGGAGGGGGATCGGATGACGACCCCGCTTCCCTCGATCCCCAACTTCCTTGCCGGTGCCGCCTACCAGCAGGGTGACATGACCGGCTTGTTCACTACGCCGATGAACTTCTTCATGACCCGGCAGATCCTGCGGGTACACCAGGCGTCGGCGTCTACTACCCTGCCATCCGCCGGGACGATGACGACTATCGCGTTCGACACGGTGGACGTAGATAACTACAGCGGCTGGAATGCAGGCACGCACGCCTTCAGTCCGCCGACGGGACTGTCTGGCTGGTTCCTGGTCACCTCACAGGTGTTCATTGCCAGTCCGGCAGCGGCTGGCACGGGACTGGGCGTGCAGATCGTGAGTCCGGTGCTGACCACCAGTAGCTCCGCGATCACGGCCCTGGCTAACAACAAGATGCCGACTTCAGGCACGGCCAGCGCCGGCTCAACATCGGTGATGGCCTACGTCTACCTGGTAGGCGGATCAGACACGGTTCTCACGCAAGCCTGCGTAACTAACGCTGGCGCGAATGCCACCACGAACCTGTCCAACGGCCTGTGGTCAACGATGGATGTCTCCTGGGTCATGGGCTAGCAGTCCCCTATGTCCTTGTAGAAGGGCGCAGGAAGCGCGCCGCCACTCTCGGACAGGTCGTCTGCCCCGGGAGCCTCTGTCCTTTTCAGCGCCGTCTTCCCCGCTCGGACTATCGTCGCGAAGTCAGGGTTGGCGCGGCTCAGCGGAGAGATCAGGTTCTTGATCGCGTAGTCCTGGTTGATGGCAATGAAGTCCTTTATCCACCTCCAGACCAGGTACTCCGCTCCGGTCCTGCGTGCGCTCTCACTGGCGCGGGTGATGACCTCGAAGTGAATCGCCACATGGTGCTCCAGGGCCCATCGCTTCCAGTACGCCTTGCGCTTGCGCAGGTTGCTGGTCTTGCCGACGTACAGGTGGTGGATCACCTTCTCGCCGTCGTGCGTGGTAAAGGTGAAGTCATAGATACCTCCCTTGACGGTGTAGTCAGGAAGGGTGCAGGGCTTGACGGGAGTCCCGCAGCCGCGCACGGCGAGTACTGCCAGCGGCCCGTCGGGACCGAGACAACTGGCAAGGCTGGGCTGCGCGGGACCAGCAAGCAGGACGAACGGGATAGTGGCAGTTGCGGTTAGCAGTAGCTTTAGTCGCTTCACGACTTAAATCATCATGAGGCCAGGTTACTGCTGATCAATATCAACATGTCTGATAAGTGACATGTGTGCCAAGAGTGCTTAGGATATTGCGGACTACCAGGGGTGACGAGGGGTAGGAGGCCCGCGTGGACTCGATCTGGCAGGCGCTAGTAAGCCAGTCACCCCTGGCG